TAGGATTGTTGTTATTAGCTGGTTGCGATGGCGTGGGTTGGCTAGGGTTTGCAGTTCCTGTAGGACGTTTTGGGTTATGGTTTCTATTGTCATTTTTTTCCTCCTATAATGTGGCAATCGTCGGACGAGTTGGAGCGTTTGGAGCGGTGTTTGTGCGTTCGTTACCTGTGCTTTCGCCGTTCGCTGTTACATTGGGCCCGCCTGCCGGACGGGCAGGTAACGTGTTCGTACGAATCGTGTAATCTAGGCGTTGTTGTAGCGGTGCACGTTCGTTGTAAATCAGCAACAGCACTTCCACATTGAAATAAAAGCCTAAAATATGGATTCCCACGCCTTGCTCTGGTTCAATTTCGGTGTAGGCGTTTTTTATTTTGTGCCGAAAATTGGGCAGTTGCAAGGTTTTGAAATTACTCAACAAGGTAAAACCCACAGTATTAAGTTCTTCGGTAAAAGTGGCTAGGCGTGGCGTTTTGCCTTGCATTGCCCTGTATTTTACTGTGCAAAAATACTTGTGAATATCCCATTCGTCTCTATGTTGTAGGCGAGGGGCTTGTTTGCTAGTTGTTTGTAGTAAAATAACGTGAAAATGTGGAAAATCAATCGGTTTGCCGCCATTGTCTGCTGTCGTTGGCAAATTTTCGGTATAAACTTCTAAAGTTGGGTAAATTCGTTTTAATTCGGCGGATATTGCCGTTTTTATTGCGGTTGCTGGCAATTCTGTCAAACTTATTTCTTGTTTTCCCATGCTAAAATAATCTCCTCTTGTGCTATTTGCGGAAATTCGTCCAACGTGAGATTGGCGGCGTTTTGTAGCGTGTGTGTTCCTTGTTGACGAACGCTGCCGTCTGCGTTGTGCGTGCCGTAATTCCAGTAACTGGCGTATTGAACGCCGTTGCGTTCGGCGTTGTTTGTGATTGTAACTTTTTCTTGGCTTGCTTCGGCTTGCCATGAATTTTTGCTTAACCCAGTATCTACAGGGGTTCGTGGGATTGCGTGTTCAATGAACCGTTCGCCTACACGCTCCATTGTGGTTTTTTGGTAGGCTTTTGCATTTGCAAAGGTTTCTAATTGCTTGATATAGCTTGTTATGTCCATTTTTGCCCTCTTTTCGGTTGTTTCTAACCTTGTGGGCGGAACTTATCGAAAATTCCGCCCTTGTGATTTTATTTATAATGCTTGCACTTTCAACGTTGCCACTTGAAAAGGCTTAAATTTAGTGGATTCGCCGCAAATGCCCCTATATTCCGCAAAAACCGTGCCGTGTTGCGTTTCTTTTGTGGCGGTTAAAAAATCGCCGTTTTGTATGTCGGTTTCGTTGAACGTGTAAATTTCAATGGTTTGGTGGATTGGTTGCGTTAGGTTTGTTAAGCCGTCTGGGCTGTCGTTGCCACGTGGAGCAATAAAACAGCGGGAACGCTCGCCTGTTCGGCTATTTTCCACGAAATGCAAGCCGTCTAGTGGTTCAAATTGGGATATTAAATTTGCTAAATCTATCATAATTATCCTAAAATTAGCGGATTCGGAGCGGGTCCACGCACGCCGCTTTCCAGTTCTGCAAAATGGTCAATAAAATCAACCCACTCAATTTGAATTTCTGCCGAACCTTGTAAAATTCGGTCATTAACGGCGGCGAGCGGTGCTGTTATTTGACTAACCCAGCATTCGTTTAGAATAACTTTTTGCGTTAAAGCGTGTGGCACTTCTCGGTCATGGATAAAACCCAATATTTGAAAGCGTTCCACACGGTTGCGGCGGCTGCCGCCCTCTCGTGGCGGTGATACCAGTAGCCTAAACCATTGGCTTTGCTCCAATCCCATGTAGTAGGTCATGCTTGCCGTAAATTCGGGCAATCCTGGCTTTTTGCCTGGCACGTCCTGCCCTAGCATATTTATTGTTTCCACCGAACGACCGCCGTTTACAGTTAGGCTAATTATTTCACCACGCTCGGTTTTGCGACCATTTTCGCCGACTGTGTAAATTAAACCCTGCGCGCCGTCTATTGTGTCAAAATAATCGTATTGTCTGCGTAATTGCATAATTATTCACTCCTTTTTTATTGCGGATGGATTTTGCTATATTTTCGACAAAATCCGCCCTTACTAAATTATTCTGCAAAATACACGCCTGTACTTACGTTTAATGTTAGGAACAACCGCTCCATTACGTCCGTTGGCTGTACGATTGCCACTAGAACAACATCGGCTGGCTTGTTGCCTTGGCTTATTTGCAAATTGTCAATATGGTGGTTTTGTATAGCTCGCTTGCTTTGCAACTGTGTAAAATAGGTGTGTACGTTGGCTTTGTAGGTTTCTCGTCCAAATTCGTCATTTATTTCCATGCCCACCCGCCTGCCGGACGGGCAGGTAAAACGATTTTCCCATGAAACACGCATCGTTGTAGCGATTTCGTCCAAAGTCCGCAAAATGTTGTTTTTGGCGAACTCGTCCTGTTTGGTGGGCGTGAACGTGTGCAAACTGTTGATGTCCTGCTCAATCTTGAGAATGCCGCTTTCTCGGCGACTAAACATAATTTTTCCAAGATGCAAGCCGTCAACGATTTCTTCGTTGTCAAATTCGTTTTCAAATTCAAGCTGTATTGGTAGCGGACGATTCGTATTGCTTATCGTTAAATCTGCACCTGCGGTCATGCTTGCGACCATTAGAGCGATTTCGTCAATCGTGAAACACTCGCCTGTTACAGGGTTTGTGGCTCTGCCTTGGGCTTGCTCAACGTTTATGCAGCTTTCATGGTTTGCGTGGGCGGTTGACATTGCAACCTGCACATATTTTCCACTTTCGTCTCGCATACGCCGCACGGATTGCTGTATTAGCTGTTTGTGGCGTTCATCTGTGTATTGCCAACCCAAACATTGCCAGCTGTAATTTTTGATTTTTCGCAAAAAGTTTGGGATTCGCCGTTGCATATCTATCGAGCCATTCGAGCCGCCTGTTAGGACGATTCCTGCTACTTCTACAAAACGGATTGGTTGTGGTTCGGTTTGCGATTCGTTTTGCGATTCGTCAACTGCGTTAAACCTTGCTATTTTGGTTGTTAGTTGTATCGTGGGTTGCACCTGCACAGGAACGCTATTTCGCATTACCCAAACCCAACCAAAACGGACAACTAAATTTTGCGGATTAAGTTCCAAAACTCTAGCGTATGCACCGTGTGTTGCGTTTAATTGAGCGTATGTGCGGCTTATTTCGTTACCGCTTGTAAAATTGCCCGTTCCAGGACTGCTTGCACCTATTGTTATTCCCTGGGCTGGCGAAACATCGGCATTTGTGCGGTTTTGCCAATGAAGCACTAGCCTGTTGCCCTCTGCTGGTACGTGGTCGGTTGCAATCCTAAAATAATGCCGTGAAGGAGTTCCATTTGGATTTAAGAAAGTTGCTGGCACTTGCGGCGTGTGCCGTGTCCATGTTGCCGTTACTGCAAAGCGTTCATTATTTGGGAAATCTATCCAATCTGGTGTAATTGCTTGCCCGCCTGGGTGGGTTTCGCCTGTTGATTCATCGTCTTCTTCATTTTCGTCCACGTCAACCGCAGGGAAGACGTTTTTGCTGTATGCAACAATCGTGTTATTTTCGTTAATTTCGGCGATTGTGAGAGTATAGTTTCCGCCGATTTGGTCAATGGTCATTGCTGTAAAAGCGGTTGACCAAAGTCCGCTATCTACCATATAATCGGATATTTGGGTAATTCCTACGGTTATCGGCAAAAATTCGGAATATTTGCGGTAAAGTAGGCGGTTTCCTGCTTGTGGCTGATGTTCAAAATCTGCCCTAAAGCGTTTTACCTGCCCGTCCGGCAGGCGGGTAAATTGGTTGCCGTACGCAATACTTTCAAGGTGCGTTAAAATCGTCTTAAACTCGCCTGTTAAACCTGCTGGCGGCAAGTCGTTTAGGTCGATTTCTCCTATTGGTGGGTTTATTAGAAGTTCGTCCAATGGCGGAATTTCGCTTGGGTCGACATTACCTATTGGCGGATTTATCAGCTGTTCGTCCGTTTGTGGAATTTCTTCAGACGGAATTGTCGCCGTTGGGTGTTCAACTCCGCTGTAATTGAGGATTTCGTTGTCTTCGCCGTTGTTATTTCCACCGTTTTCATTGCTCTCGTTTTCTTCTTCTTTTTCGCTGTTGTTGTCATTTTCTTCGTTATTTTCGCCGTTTTCGTTGTCAATCTCGTCAACTTCGTCAATATCGTCAATCGGCGGCAACTCCATATTGGGCGGAATTGTAGCAATCGGCGGAGTTGGCGTTGTTACTGGGTCAACAGGCGGAATCTCATTAACAGGCGGCAAACTGGGAAAAACTGGCACACTTGCGGAATCACTTACCACCGTAAAAGTTACAAAATCGTTGTCGTTCAATTCGGTTGGATAGCCCACTGTTTGGTTTGCGTTGGGCTTGTCGCTGGTTTCGTGTCCTATAATATGCGTTGACACCATATATTGCGGAATGTCGCCAAATAAGGCAGGTTGCCGTTGAATGCTAATCAGCAATTCATTGCCAAATGTGCCAAATTTTCTTGCTGTAACAATCAATTTTCCACCTATCAGCGGGATTGTTGCACTTGCACGTGTGCCGCCTACGTTGCTACTCATTAACCTTGTGCGAATGCAGCCGCTCAACAGCAAGCTGACGTGTTTGCCTGTTGTGCCGATGTGTCGCAATGCACGACCGTTAATAAAATCTTGGGCTGTTACCGTAACAACCTCGTCTGGGATATACCAAGGCATTTCTACAAGCCCTGCACTTGTGCCACGTTCGCCCATGAAAATGTTGGGGCGTGGTATGCTAAATTTGTCGATATACACGCCAGGGCGGCGATTGCTGCGGCTGTTCATGTTTTGGTTAAATCTTCCTCCACCGCTCATTTTTTCACTTCCTTTTCAAAATTTCAAATTTTCAAGTTTTCAAAATCTCAATATTTATATTAAGCACCCACGCTAATTTGTGCGTTAAATGCGATGTTGCCGATATTGGTGTTTACGGTAAAATCCACGCCAGCACCGTCAACGCCAGTTTTGTAAATATTGTGGATTGTAACGCTGTCAATGCGGTCGTCTGTGGTTAGTGCGTCTGTTAGGGTTTGGGATATTGTTGCTCTAAAGTAGGCGAAATCTCGTTCACGATATTTTTCTAGTTCAATGCCGTACCAATCTGGATAAATGGCGTATTGGTAGCGTTCTGTGCCTAAAATATGGCGGACACGTTGCTCCATTGCTTCAAGTCCGTCAATGGGCGTGGTTATGCGTGTTCTGTGTGGTTGCCGCTCGCTTGTGCGTTCGTGTACAAAGTGCCTATATGTTCGGCTCGGGTACACTCGCCGTTGTGGTGCGGCTGTTAGTTGATTTGCGTGGCTTGGTAGCATGGTTTTCTCCTTTTTTAGTATAATCTTATATTCGCCACGCCAATTCGGCTTTCCAACATAGCGGATTCCATGGCGTAGCGAGTTGCATCGATTGCGTGGTTGTTTTTGTCGGGATAAGCGGAAATAAATTTGCCGTCTTTGTTGGTGGCGTATTCGTATGTTGCGAACTCTTTGTAAGCGTTGGGCGTTCGGCGTTTATCGAAAACTAATTTGTTGAGGTCTTGCAAAAACTTTGTGCCGAACCGTACGCTATCTGGACCTTTTTTTGCAGGTTGGGCGTTAATTCCTAGACTTTGTAACTCTGCAATGCTTTTTGCATCGGAGTTATCGCAGCTTATTAGCATTGGGCCACTGTGTTTTTGTTTGATTTTGTCGGCGGCGTGGCGGCTTAATAGTCGTGTTTCGTAGATTTCGTCTAAAAAATATAAAATGCGGCGTGGCTTGTCAAAATGCAATTTTATCCAACAAAATTCGTCTAGCGAAAAACCAAAATCTATGCCAAAATGTAGGCGGTCAAAGGATTTCAATTCGTCATTTGTGATAAACCGCTCTTCTAAATTTTCAAAAACGCTGCCGCCGTTTCCTGTTGCAATTCCCAAATATTCATGCTCGTATGCGGTTGGATTTAACTTTTTTAGTTCGTCTGCACGGTCGAAAAACTCTTGCGAAAGCCACTCGACAGGCACATCAAGGTAGCTTACTTTTGTGTGCAGGGCGGAATCTCGCTCGCCCTTGATAAGTTCCTCGTTTACCCACGCATCACGGCTTTTTGGTGGATTAAAACTCTCAAAATTCCAAAATTTGCCGCCAGCACCACGCATGGTCGATTGTAGAATTGTGCGGATTTCTTGACGATTGCGAAATTGGTCAAGTTCTTCAAACCAGGTTACTCCAAAATAACCGAACGGCGGTCGGATTGATTTTATTTTGGCGGGTTCGTCGCCGCCACGAAACATTATGCGTTGTCCTGTTGGCGTAAAAATAACCTCTAACGGAGATTTTTTTATTTTGAAATGTTGCGAAACGCCCAAAAGTTCCACGGCAAAACAGATGTTAGCGAAAACGCTGTCTCGGATTGTGTTTCCCACTTTGCGAAAAATTATTGCGTGGGCTTGCGGATTCAGCAAAATCAACAAAATTATGGCGATTGGTATAAATGTAGATTTTGTGCCGCCGCGTCCGCCTGTGAAGAGGTAATCTGTGTGGCTGTGTGCTAAAATTCTCTCTAAAACACCGTCAAAGGCCTGTATTATGTGTTGGCTTGGGTTTATTGTTATTTCGTTCATTTTGCCTTCTCCTTTCTAAATTATGCGATTCTAAAATTAAAAAAGCCGAAAGACCGTATTTTATACGGTTCTTCGGCTCTTGGCTCTGGGTTGGTTATTTAGTTTTTAGGATTGGTATTGCTCCAAAATATCCACTATGTTTGTGTATTTTTGGATTGGCGACTTAAAGTCCGCTTTTACGGAAATATCAAATTTTATGTCGGCACTTTCTGCTATCTCGGCTTGCAACTCCTTTAGTTTGGTAGCGTAATCACTACTTGGAAAGCTAGTTATAGTGGTTATTGGGTTTACCAACAAGTTTAGAGTGGTCATTTTTCCGTTCGTTAGTTTCAAATCTAGGCGGTACATCACTCCCATGTGGTAGTAGGGTTTGTCGGTTGCTTGCTTGGTTAATGTGATTTTTACGGTTTTGTAGATGGCTGTGCTTGCTGTTTCGGTAGCAATTATTTGAAACCCTGCGTTTGTGTAATAGGTATCAAAATCTATGAATATTTGTGCCACATATTTTTGTAATTCTGCGTTATGCAAAGCGGTTAATTTAGTGGATAAGTTTGATAGTTGTTCCTCTTGGTCGGCTTGGATTTTTAGTTCAGTTGCTGTCATTGGGTTCTTCTTTCTGCCCCACCCTATTCTGTTACAGCAGGGCAACTTTTGTTGTTGCCTTTGTTCCTCTCGTATGGTATACTTTGTTTGCAGACAAATCCACACAGAGAGGAGTTTCTAAAATATGGATATTAAAAGATTTACCGACGAACTAATAGAAGACTATTTCAAAATACACCCACACTACAACAAAGATACAGGTTCTATTGGGATAGTAAAGCTAAATGTAATAATAATGTCAGAACTAATTGCCATGGCTATTGCAAAGTATCACAAGGAGCAAGGCAAGCAGTAATTTTTTCCGTAATTTTGTCAAGCACTTTATCCGTCAATATATCGATTTCGCTGTCATTTAGTTGTTTGGTTGGTGTAGACTGCACTGTTTGCACAACTTGCACGTTTTCGGCTGTTATAATTACCATTGCGTGGGTGTTGTGCTTTTTTATTATGTAGTTGGATATTGGCTCTGCTAGGGTTTTTAATTCGTTCATGGGGTTCTCCTTTCGGGTGTCGCCCTGTTACAGCAGGGCGACTTTTGTTGTTGCCTTTGTTCCCTCGTTGTGGTATACTTTGTTTGCCGACAAATTTACACAGAGAGGGAGTGTTAAATTATGTTAAGCGGTATAGAAAACGATAAAAATTTTAACGATTACAAAATGCCCACATATGAGCAAGATTGCGAATGTTTAGCTATCTGCAAAGAATTAGGCGGTACTTATAAAATGTGCTATGCTACTTCAATTATCCTTAACAAACGCTGTTCTATTGAGGCACGGCAATTACTTTTGCAAAGAGATAAACAGAAACCTAGCAAAGTAGCAAAAGCTATTTCAACCGTTGAACGTACCACACTTTGGGCAATAGCTGTGGGCAGTCTTATTGCCTGCCCGCTCGGCAGGCGGGTTGGTTTGCTTGCTTTTTTGCGTTAATGCTATTGCCAACCTCACGGTTTCGTATATTACAATTGAACCGCTCATTATTATTGCCAAAATTGATAAATTCATGAGGTTCTCCTTTCGGCTTGGTTAGGTTTCTAGGGCGTAGGTTTTGATTGGTGCGTTGTTACCATTTTCAAATATATACATTCGCTCGCATTTGGGACAACGCCAAACGTCAGTAGGAGACGGCAGGTTAAATGTATCCATTACGCCCATACCAATTATTTCGTCCCATTCATGGTCATTATAAAAATAAAGTTGTATATCGTTGGAGTCAGTGCCTTCATTTGTAGCATTACATAATATTTCGCCACATCTGCATTTCATACTAGCCATGTTAATTCCTCCATTTTACGGATACCTAAATACTCCGACATTAGTCCATATTTCAATACTACCTGGTAGTTCTTTGTTTGGGTATTTCCCTTTTGCACGTTCAAATATCTCATCGGCGTGTGTTTTACTTGCATTTGCAGGTCTTGCATCCAAAATTACCACACTAGCGTGTTGCTTAAAACCGTTTTCAATATGCTTTGCACCTCTACCAGTGTTCAAACTGTTTAGGGTTTTTAGCTCGGTCGGTACACCGTCAATTATAAAATCGGGTGTTTGCACGCCCTGTATTTTAGATTCTTCTACAATCTCTACATTCTTGCCTTGACTAAGTAAATCTTCAACAACTTTTCTCTCAGCAAGGTTTTTACGTTTTAATTCGCCCATTAAATTACCTCTTTTTGGCGGTATATCCTCGGTCTTTGTCGGATTTTCTTCCCCCTCAACCTTTACATCTTCCATTATAACAGCATTTCCGTTTTTGTCAATACCTTGCTCAAAATTATTTTCATTTTTTTCAAGCAACTCAACCCAACTGCGACAAGGGTGCGGCGGACTAACAATCGGCGGAACGTTTACCCTAAGCCAAAAATACCGCCTGTTTAGGGCGGTATTCGTGGGTTTAGTTTCCTAGCCACACGCTATAAAACGCTCTTGCGGACAATTTTCCCTTGTTGCTAATCGCCACATCTTCCCTAAAAATCGCTCGCCGTGTAGTCCTTTTTCGTCATGCGTGGCTGGTTTTACCACTCGCAACTCGTCTTCTTTTATTAGGTACTCCATTATGCCGTCAGGCACTATATCAGCAAGTTTTTCTTCATATCGTGAAATATCGGCACTATAATAGTATACCACTTTTTTATCCGTTTTCTCTTTTAGTTTGAATTTGCAATTCATTTCAGTTACCGTCCTAACTTTCTTAATTCCGCATCCCAATCATGGTATCTGTTGGATATAATGTGTGCTGTAGCATAATCGTAACCATGTAACCGCATTTGGGTAAGTTCCACAAATTCGTGCCGCAACATCATTAAATCGAGTTCGTTGTGATTGCCTTGTGTGAGACGTTGCCATGCTAAAGCCTGTTCAAAATCAGGGTCAAATCTACCTACATCGCCACCGCCTAAATCATGCTCTCTAAAGAACATATGTTGCTTGATTTCGTACATAGCTTGCTCAGTAAAAGGCGTGTTTGCGGCTATTCGTTTGTAATCGTGCGGACGTTTGCGTACCGATTCGTAGAACATTTCGGCATGGGTTTCTTTTTCTTGCCTTGTTTTGGCTCTTCGTCCACCACTTGATTCTATTATACCATGGTTTTCAGATTTGTCAAAATTATTTTCGTTATTTTTATCATAAACCTCAATCCAAGACCTACAAGGATGCGGCGGCTCAACAATCGGCGGCACATTAACCCCCAAAACCGCCTCATTTCCCCTAAAAATCATACCGTCAAGCGACAAACACGTTTCTGTTGTATATTGGTCAATTTTGGCGTGAAATTTATACTTTTTAAAATATTGCTTTGCAAGGCTATAAACTACGGCAAACCCTATACAAAACGCCATTATTTTATCCAAAATGCCGTGCCAGCCGCCTGTTTTGCTTGGTGCTAAAAGTGCAGAATTACTCCGTTGCAACTCTTGCATTATCAAAAATTCTTCTTCGCAATCCTCAAAATTTTCATCATATAAACCTCGGATAATTTTTGCTTGCCTGGCGGCTCGGTAGGCGGCTTCGATGTGCAGCATTTGCAACATTGTCCGTCCATTTGGGAGCGGCGTTTGCCAATTATACGGCAAATTTTCGTCTTGCGGAAAATCTTCGCCTGTAAGTTGCTGAAATTTTTTCCTAAAAACATTTTCGTAAATCGGTTGCAAATTTTCCCCTAAATAGCTGTATTGTTGTACCAAAATAGCAAATAGTAACAATTCAAAGGCTGTATTTGCATTAACTCGGTGGTGCGCGTTATGCACCACCTCACTTCGTTGCTGTAATTCTGCGGACCCGCCTGTCGGACGGGCAGGTTGCCAGTAGTTTTGCTCTTGCCACACTTCAATTTTGGTGCGTAAGCGTTGCACCTTTTTTGGCGACAAATATTCGCCATTTGGCGGAATTATCGCTATTGCTTGCTGAAATTCCATTGGCAAGCGAGCAAAAATTTTGTTTACTTCTCGTTTGGCTTGCTTTTGGGCGTTGTCGGGCTGTTGCCAGTATTTTTTATAAGTCATTTTCGGAATCCTCGACCATTTCTGTTTCTAGTTCCTGCAAAGCCGCATTTTCTGCTTGTATTCTTTCTATTTCCTCGATTGGGTCAACTTCAACACCGCTGATTCTTATTGCCGTTTCGTGAGAAAAAAGCCCATTTTTGAAGGCATTTACTGCTCCTGTGAGTTTTTCTCCGTCTCTTGTGGGCGTGTTGTGCTGGCTTGTGATTGTGATTGCTGTGTGGTCAAAAGTTGTGTCTTTTCGCATATTTATGCGGTCTGTGATAATTTTCCACAATCTCGTGAAACCTCGCTTAAACTCACGGTCGACTGTGGTTGCGTATTGCGAAAGTGCGTACATTTTGAACTCTAACGCCACGCCGCTTGAGTTTCCTGCGAACATATCGTCCGTCATGCCTGGAACGCCTGTTGTCATGCTAATAAGTTCCTCTAATTGCTTTAATACGCTAATCATGCCCACATAGTTGACATCTTTTATTAGCCACTTGACATCGCCGCCGTTGGGCAAAAATAAGGCTGGAGTTTGATACAGCAAATCCATTTCCGCTTGCCATGCAGGATTTGGGCGTTCGTTGCCCTCTTCGTCAAGATACATTGGCTGATTTACTTGACTGTAGCCATAACTGACCAATTTTGCGGTATCGTTGTATTGTGTCATATTTTTCATGTTAGTCAACATATTTTCGTATGCGTCAATTAGTTCGAGAGCAGGTTCAAAAACGGCGATTCCGTCTGGGTGTTCTATTCCGACAACTGGAACATCTCCCCAATATAGCGGCTTTTCTTGGATTAAATCTAATTCTCCGCTTTCGTTGTAATCGTAAAATTCTAGCGGTTCGCCGTCCGCTTTGAATTGCCGCTTGCTTGTGGCTGTGATTAGTTCAATGCGTTTTTCGCTGTCTTGCTCCCATTTTCGCAAAAGTGCAAGCGGTTTGGGTTTTACGCTGTAATCGTAAATAACAATCGTGTTGCGGCTACTTAATTTTGTGTATTCTACCTGTTTTTCGGTGTTTTCGGATATGTAAATATACGCCGCTCCTGTTACTATAAAATCGTGGATAAGTTCGGCGAAAGTGCTTGGGTCGTCATTGTGTTTGCGAATTTCCGAAACGTATTGCTCATATTCCATGTAGTTTTCGGTATTTTCATCAAAGCTGTAAACTGGGGTTTTTCCGCCTAAAAATCCTTTTGCTATTCCTGTTATGGAGTGTTCAAAGGCGACTAGCGTTCCCATTTTGCCTGTCATAAAGTTGTTTACGCCTGTTTTGCGGCGATAACGGTCGTATAAGTCGGTGCGGTGTTTGAAATATGGCTCGGCTTTTGTTAATAGTTCTTGTATTTGCTTTTTTGGGTCTGCGTTGAAATCTCCGTTTTCGGAAAAATAGCTTGATTTTACTTGTATCATGGGGGTTCTCCTTTGCTTTTTGTAATAAAAAAGCCGATAAACACGGCGGTTGCTGTGCTTTCGGCTCTTGGCTCTTTGTGGATATTTAATTAAATGATACCTTGACTAATTTTCTAATTGCGGTCAAGTTTAACTGATTGATTTGATACGCTTATTTTTTGATTTGCCAATTCGCTTGCTAACGTTTTGGCTTTTTTTATTGTTTCAGATAGTTCAAACAATTTCTCTTCCATTTCTTCAATGCCATTTATTTCTAGGTTTAGGGTTATTTCGCTCATTGCGGTCTCCTTTCGCCTAATTAGGCTCTTCAAAAAACAGTTGCCAATCGAAACCTAAAATTTCGGCTATTGCTTTTTCTGTGCGAACTTTGCTTGGTGGGCAACGTTTACCCATTTCAATGCCGCTGTACTGTTCTTGGGCTATGATTAACAATAAAATGCTTGAAATTCCAAACGACCATTTTGCGAAAGCGGATGAAGCTGCAAACTTTATCGGCGAAGCCTACCGTATTATTTACAAACACGTTAAAGATGTCAATGGCGACCCCTGTAGCAATCAGTAAATGCTTGGACAACCGCTGGCAGGAGTTTTTGCTGTTCAGCGGTTGCTTTTTCTTCGTTGCAAGCGTTGTTTATAAAGTTTGCTAGATTATTAAGGATTTCGTAGCGTTTTTGTTCTAATTTTATTGCCTGTTGTTCGTTCATGGGGTTCTCCTTTTGGGTGTCGCCCTGTTCGTGCAGGGCAGTTTTTTGTTTAATTGGTGGTTTCATGCGATTTTTACGCCATACTATCGGCGAAAACACCGATAACACTCAATAAATGCTTTTACAATCGCCGACAGAAGTTTTTTTGCCTGGCGGTTTGCGGTTGCAGATTTTTTTATTTTCTTTTTGGTTTTTTGGTTGTTAATTTGGTGCGGTTAGCTTGTTTTGGGGGATTAAACTTAAGTCCATATTCTTTTAACTCTTTTTCAAACTCTTCGTCTGTCAATTTGGGAGGACGTTTCCCTGCACAGGCTATAACTTCTTCATATATTTTCATGCTTTTTACACTTCATTGCGACTTGTTGCTCAAGATCTGCTATATCCGATTGAATTATTTGCAAAATTTCTTCGTGTGAAAGCCCTTGATATACCGCCATGTCAAGAATATCGTGATTAGCAATAATATTTGGGTGTAATTTACGGTATATTTGAGAAAATTCTCCGTCTTTAGCGTATATTAACTCCATTATTTCGATTTCCGATTCTTTCCGTTTTTCCCTGTGTTTTTTTATAATATCCCAAATTTCATCATCCGACATACCTTTTTTATATTCCTCAGTATGTATTACAAATTTTTCGTAGATAATAAGGTCATCTGGTAGCAATATATCACGTATAGTTAATTCGGGCGGACGCATTCCGCCACAAAGAGTAAGGTATTTTCCTGTTACTGGATTTATTAAATAATTTGTCACAGGTTCTATTAAATAACCAGTTGTCGAATCTATCAAATATTCTGGTGCTGAATCTGTTAAATTATTTTGTTTTACAGAGGTCATATTTTTTTGCTTTCTTTTCATAGCTTTTGCTCCTTATTATCTAGGAATATACGTTGATTCAAAAGTAAATCCATAGCGTTGTTGCCACGTAGGATTTCGCAAAATATTTTGAATATCTCTCACGTGCCGTTCTGCTACTTGCCTATCAATAAAATCTTTGATTTGAGTCGGCGACAAATTTCCGAATTGACTAGCTGTCATATTTGGCAATTTATTATTTGCAATATCGTTTCTGACATCACGCCTATAACCGCCAGTCCTATAATGCTCTGTTGGCAAGTGCATTTGAGCCGCCAATTTTTGGGAGTTTTCCCTGTTCCAATTTTCATTAAAAGTCATAACGTCCTTTTGCCCAATTTGGCTGACAATAGTAGAAGTTTTGGGCAAAGTAAGCCCATTTCCTAAAATGTCGGCACGGCTTGGAGCAGTCGGCAAATCGGTTGGATGGTTGTGCAGTAAATTTTTGCCTTGCAACTGTTGCATAAACTCTGGCGTAAATATTACCTCGGTTCGGTCGCCGTCCAATTTGGCAAGCACACGCCCTCTGTCGTTCAAAATGAGTGCGGATTCAAAATCTTGTGCGGCAATTTTACGCTGAACTTTGGTCAAAGCCCTCAAATTGGCTTGGTTGACAATATTGGGACGGTTGCCAATACCACTAACGCCCTTTCCCATTACTTGCCACCTTTCCAAGCATAACACGGAATAACTTCAAAGTCAAACATTTTTTTCAAAATGTTTGCTTTACGTTTTTCTGCCTTTATAAAAATTTTGGACGGCGTTAATAACTCCAAAATTTGCTGAATATCCGCCATTTCTTGTTGCATATCGATATTTTTGCCAGCCACCGATAGTGCCACCACCGAATTTTTGGGGATTCCTGCGAATGTCCACGGTTCAATTTGTCCCTCCGCCCACGATAGTGAGGGAATCACGTTTACGCCGCACTCTTGCCAGTATCTGCCGCACCATTGGCGGCGATAGACGTTGTACATTTGCAAGGCTTTTGGCATATCGGTATACATTGAAAAATCGGGAGTTACAACTGCTTTTGCCTTGCGAAATAGCGAAATATAGCGACTTGGGTCTTCCCAAACGGTGCTAATTTTGTAATCGTCATTGAACAAGTGAATCGCCGTATTTACAAGGTTTTTTGTGCTTTTGCGTTCGTGAAAACTCATCCAGTTTATGCCGCCTTGCCTGTCGGCAGACAGGTTAAAATCACTAAAATTTGCGGTTTGTGGCAATAAATGTGGAATGCCCCACTCATTTTCACTTGGAAACACGGCGATTCCAAAGTTTTCGAGGGCTTTCTGTTTGATTTGCATTTAATTTTAACCCCCAACCTGCACTTGTGCATCAAATGCAATATTGCCGATGTTCGTGTGAACGGTTGATTTTACCTGTATCATGGGTTTCTCCTTTTCTATGAATCCGCTACGTAAAACATTTCCAAATCCATTGTGTGATAATTATTGCGGAAGGTGTGTTTTGCCCTTGTTGCCCAAAAGTTGCCCACTAGTTCGATGCTGTCTATCTTTAATTTTACACCGTTTCCTGCGTATACGCCGATGTGTCCTAGGGCGGTTATTGAGATTGTTTCGGTTGGAACGTTGAAAAATGCTAGTTTTTTCTCTGCTAAATCCATTATTTCGGCATCGGTTTTTTCTTTATCCACTTCAAACAGGAAATTTAGCTGTCCCCAACGTTCAATGCTGGCGGAATCTTTGGCAAGCCATGTGTCAAACATACCCAAATCCTCATTAGGGCGATACGCACGAACGTGATTATAACTGCGTTCTGCTATGGTGCTGTTGTATTTGTATGTTGTCATGTATTCATAATCGCCCAAAGTTAAGCCACTGTGCAGTTCGGAAAGTTCGGTAAAAACCAGCGTTCCAAATTCGTCTCTAATTAGATATTGCTTGCGTTCTTCCACATTTGCGAGGTTTATTGCGTGTTCGATCATTGCGAACATTGTGTAATTGTTTGCGTAATCAAACGGCGTTAAAATGGCACTTGCGGCGGTTTTTACGCTGTGCGAAATGTTCGCTTTTCGGCTTGCCACGTCCGAGAAAATGTCGCTGGCGGTCATTTCTTCCGTGTAGAGAATATCCTTGGATTTTAGCCAAAAAATGCTGTCTTGGGCGGTTACTTTGAAGATGTGTTCTTGCGTTATTTCAACGTTGGTTACATATCCCATAAAAACGCCCTCGCCGTCAACGGTTAGGGTTACGGCGTGTCCGTGCTTTTCGTCCTGCCCTTGGCGAGCCATGCGGAGAAAATTTAGGTCGGTGGCATTTCGTTTGTTTAATAGGAATAGTTCCAGTTTGCCAGCCGCACCTGTCATTAGTTCGGTTGTGTAGGTGGCTTCTGTTATGATTTTTGTGATGTCGTATTGCTTTCCTGTGTCAACGTTTTGCAGAATGCAGATTATTTCATAATCTCGATATTTTAGTTTTTCCATTTTTGTACCTCGTTACCGCCAACTATCTGGAATAATTAGCTGTTGCCCTGGACGTATATCGTTTGGATTTTCTCCGATAATTGCTCTGTTTTCGGGAATTGCGAACAATTCACGCCAAGACGTTCCTGGCTGACCATGTTTCTTTGTAATAGCCCACAAACTTTCCCCTCGAACTACTTCGTGCAGCTCGTGAACGCTTTGCACCTCGTAAACTGGCGGCGGTTTTGGACGTTCGTCAATGCGTTTCGGCTCGGATTCGTAAAAGCCGTTTTCTTCTAAATAAATTTCCTCTTCGCTTTCGTCTTCTCGATATTCGATTAAATCTAGCGTATAATAAATTTCGTTTTCCGCTCCTGCTCTGCCCTCGTTGGTATCGAAATTATTGCATAGCACTAGCAAGTTCAAGCCGTGGTATGTGGTTTCTGTCGTGTCGTGATTTACCACAATTAGCCTAGCTGGCTCTTTTTCGGCTCGCCAATCGTTCAGCCATTCGAGATATTCGCCGCTAGTTTTTGGTGCTCGTTCTGCCCAAAATAGGCTTGTAAAGTTGATTCGCTGTAAGTTTGGCGTGTTTGGCAATACAATTTCTCCAGTTTTTAATACGTGGTGTGTTATGTTATCCGTTTGGCGTGAAATGTTGATTTCTTGCGGATTTGTGGGAAAAATTAGTTGGTTGCCCTTGTATTCTATGTTGATTTCTATGAATTTTTCAAGACTTGCCCGCTCGGCAGGTTGGCTGTTTTGTGCATTTTGTGCGGTTTGTATTGCTTGTGTTACTGCGTGGGCTAATATTTCTGTTTTTATGCCTAATAGTGCCATTTTGTACTCCTTTCTAGCGAAGTTACTATATTATCCTAAAAATCGTGAAAAAAATTTTTTGTTTTTCATTGACATGACCTCCTGTATTTGTTATACTATATTTAATCTTGATAGCAACATCACAAATATTGGTATTAAAAGCGGCTCAATAAGCGGCTTCACTAGAGCAAATGCTTTTATTAAGAGTTGTGTAACCTTGTCCAGGGGCTTACTCGGCTCTTTTTCTTTATGCTCCGCAACTTCAGAAGTTGCGGAGTTGCTACTAGTTTCTGTAAATGTAACAAAGGTAAGTTTTATCCCAAAAAATTCAAATGCAAACGCCAAAAATGATTTTTTAGCTTTATTATCTTTAGTTTTCCTCTTTTCCATATCAAAATTCCTTTCATTAAAGATATGGCGGAGCCTGCCTGTCGCCTGCCTGACCTGTCCGCCGACAGGCGGGCGGCAGTCAGGGCAGACAGGCGGTCGAACGCTCCGCCCTGTGTTCCTATTGCAAAACCCTAAAAAGACTGCGAAACTGATTAAGTTCGGCGGTTTGTTTAATGCGGTCGTCCAGCTTGGCTTGCAGGACGGCTGTTCCCTTGGCTTTTTGGGCGTTGCCGCCGTAACTTATTTTTGCTCCGCCCAACGATATACTAGAAATGCTGTTTTCAGCGGTTTGGTCGCCACCGTTATCATTTCCGATATTGGGGTTGGCAAAAGCCCATAAATCGGCGGTTATCTGTATCAACGTAAAATATAATTCCTGTGGCAAAACGTTGCGGTTGATGTAGTTCAAAATGCGTTGCAAAGCCATTTGTAAGTATATTTTCAAGATTGCATCGTTTGCATTATCAGACATATTTAGTAGGGTTTTCAGTGTTTCTAATTGTTCTTCGATGGTCATTTCTTTTTGCTGACTTTTTCGCCAACTTTTTCCTCAATTTCGGCTGTTTCAACAGGTTTATCGGCTACTTCAACAGGTTTATCGGCTGTTTCAACAGGTTTGTCAGCTTTTTCGTTGTTTGCAACTTTTTCCTGCCCGTCCGGCAGGCGGGCCGAGAAACCGTTAATTGCCGCCGTTAAAGTTTGTAAATCAGTTGATATTCCGCCAAAATCGGCACTTACTGGCATTGGTGCAACATTTGTCGAAACAGGCAAAAAACCACTCAATGAGGAAAAACTTGTTCCATCGTTTTCCGCCCAAAAAATTGTTTCGGGCATAACGGCTGTAGCACCGTGTTTGTACGCAAATTTCAAAATATACGCATAACTAAATGGATCTTGTGCTATTTGGAAAGGTAGCGTAACTACAGGCATTGCTACCGCTCCGTTTGCCATTGCCATAATTCCCACGTTGTCGGGCAAGTAGATTGACGGATAAACACGAGTGCTGCCGTATTGCGTGTAATCTTCGGCGGCTGTTTGGGCGGCGGCGTTGCGTGTATCTATGTTCAAAAACCGCCTAAAACGAGTATATTCCAAATCGGACATTATAACGGTTATCATTGAGCGGTCGATTCCGTGGAAAAATTCATTTTTCAAAGTTGTCAACTTCAAAATTAGCGTTTCAAGACGATTTACAGGGTCGAGGTCGCTTGGAATGTTGACTTGCGTTCCTGCATCTCGTGCCACGGTAAAAAAGGCATTTTCGGTGGTTCGAGCCATTTCGCTCTCATAATTTGTGTTCCGATTGTTGATAACGTTTTCAAGGTCGGATAAAAGGCGGTCGAATGCTTCGTATTCTTCGGGTATTTCTAGCGGCTCGCCAAGGCGGACAAGTACAGGCTTTTTGCGAAGTGCGTTACCTTTGCCAGCCGCGCGTGCCGTGCCGTATGGTTGCGACAGTGCATTTGCAAAACGTGCCGCTTCGACCGTTCCGCTGTTCATATCGCCCGAAAGTTGCTGATTGCGGAATACTTGCGAGATTGTTCTGCGTTGAAAATTTTCCAAAACTCTATTGTAAGCCTCTGGTAAAAGGCTGTTTACCCCTGTATTTAGGTCGGTTATGTTTAGCGAGGGGATTCTGCTGGTTGGTGTTTGTGTATTTGACATTATGTCAACTCCTTTTTTGTGTTAAATTGTGGGTGCGTTAAAAAAATACTCGTGAGATTAATTCGCCGCTTGTTGAGGGTTTATTGGGCTGAGTGGTTTCGGGTTGCGTTTGCTTTAATTTGGCGTTTAAGCCCTCTTTTACGCCCTCTGCGACTAGTTTGTTAAGTTCGCCTTTTGGGATAAAATCGTACGTTGCGAACAGTAAGGCACGTTCTCGGATTTCGTCTGGCGACTGTTTGAAGTAATCGAGATTGTGGTTGAACAGTTCGGCTGGGATTTTGCTTTCTGTGAGAATTTCGTTGATTTCGGCGGTTAATTCTCGGATTTCGCCCTCTCTTGAAATGCGTTCTTCAAGTTCTTCGGTCATTCTTTGGTAAAATGCCGCACGTTCTTTGTCGTCCATCAGCTTGTCGCGTTCAGCTTTGGTTAGGTTTGCGGCGTTTATTTGTTTTTGGCGTTGTTGCTCTTTTTGCGTGGCGGTTCGCATGGCGTTAGTTTTTTCTTTGTCGAGAATTTTCAAATATTCCTTTTTCAAGGTTGGGTTGCTATTTAGCAACTCTTCGAGGGTTTGCGGTGGCAGTGCTTGCTCCGATTGCACGTCTGCTGTCGGCTCACTTTGTGTATCTGCTATCTCGTTTGGTTGCTTGATTTCAGACGTTTCTTGTGTTGCCTGCCCGTCCGGCAGGCGGGCTTGATTTTGTTCGTTCATGGTAATATCTCCTTTTTTCCGCTGTGGTATTCTACCCACAACGGTTGATTATTTCCCTTGAAGTATTCTACCTTCAACGGTTGTTAGTTTTGGCTTTTTCTAATTTCCAACCTGTCTGCCCTGACTGCCGCCCGCCCCTGCCCGTCGGCAGGCGGGTGTCGGCGGACAGGTCAGGCAGGCGACAGGCAGGCCAAAAGCAAAAAGCCGAAAGACCGTATTTTATACGATTCTTCGGCTCTTGGCTCTAGGTTGGATATTTGGTTGTTTTGATTATTTGGTTATTTTGATTGCTTTTTAATTATGTACAGATTATAGCACAAAAATATTTTGTTTGCAAGTGGGAAAAACAAAAAAATTTTTGAAATTTTAGGGGATTTTTTTGAAATTTGCCCAAAACCGCCGAAAATATGCTATAATAAAGTAAATATACCGCTTGCAAAAGAACCATAGACAAGTGAGAGCCATCGAGCCGTATAAAATAGCAAAACTGGGTTGTTATTGCCTTATTTTGCTACTTATATTGGCTTTTATTTTTTGCCTGCCTGTCGCCTGCCCCCGCCTGCCGGCGGGCAGGTGTCGGCAGTCAGGGCAGACAGGGATTTTTATGTGTGGAGGGAATCTTATGAGGGAAAAATTAAATTTCATTCAATGTCCAAAATGCAAGTGCAAGACAAAAGTTGCGTATAATTTGAATACCGTTTTGAAAGATTTTCCGCTGTATTGCACCCATTGCAAGCGGTCGAGCGTTATAAATTTTCCACAAATGGAAATGGTGCGCAAAAACGTTTCCAACGCACCACATCTGTCCGCTCCTGCCCATCTGGCAGGCGGGCAACAAGCGGCTGAATATATCGCCAAAATAAGGACAAAACTGAAGTTAAGCCAGCGGCAGTTGGCAAAATTAGTGGGCGTTGCCCACACAACAATCAGCCGCATTGAACGAAAGCTAACCACTCCGAAAGCAAGCACTTTAGCAAAGATTGCGTCCATTTTTTAGAGTAGATTTTTTACCATTGTTTGACTGTTTTTTGGCATTCTTCGCAAAAATTTTTGCCGTCTTCTTTGTGATTGATTTTGAAATAATTACACCTGCCTAACCTGTCTACCAACGGCAGACAGATTAAATGTTGGTAACTCCATTTTGTTCACTCCTTTTTGATATGAGGTTTGTCAAGTTTTGGTAAAATTTAGCAAAACTTGACAACCGCTCCTGCCGATTCTTATTTTTATGTTTAGGCAAACAACTCTGAAATGGGAAATACTTTATTTAGCCTTTCCTCGTATTCCTCAACCGTTTCGTAATAGGACAATCGTTCGCCGTTTTTGCCCTTCCAATCGTAACAATTATGGTCATATTTTGTGGGTACGTTGGGTACATAGTCTGGGTGTCCCTCGTAGAAATTGGAAGTACAACAGCCATCCATGTAATAAACGCAATTCATGCACCATTTGCAATCGGCTAAAAGTTGGAAATTTTCGTTAATATTTCCTTCAATTTGCCATTTTTCCTTGCGTTCTTTTAATGAGTGGTATAAAAGTTTTTCTTTGTCGATTGTTTCGCCGTATCCGTTTATTAGTTTTACCCAAAATGCACCGTTATCCCAGTATACAATTCCTCTGTGGGCTGAAAGTCTTATTTCGTCTTTTATCCGCTCCATGTGATATGTTGAATCTTCGGCATCATATATTTCTTTTATTTCTTTAAGTTCATTTATTGTATCGGCATGGTTCATATTTTGTATAATGTCGCCGTTTTTTATTATTTTTCCCTGCGAATCGTGTAACCCTGTTTCTTGCTGTGTTTTTAACATTTTTTTGCTCCTTTCTTATGCAGCTTTACAGGCAAGTTTACCAACAAATTTGTTGATAAAATAAATTTGCCCTTGTCCTGTAATTTTCATGGTTTTTGTGGTTATAACTGTGCCGTCGGCGTTTATGCGACTTCCCAATTTGATTTCCATAAGACCCAGTTCCATTGATTTTTGGGTTGGGCTGTTGTAATCGCTACCTTTACGGCTGATTAAGTAGCCATGCACTCGCAACCATTCAAATAGGCGGTTTTGCCCCATATTTTCAACGCCGTTTTGCTTTAGAATTTTCGCCATTTCGCCAATTAGGATTGATGTATCGCTTGCCGCCACGCTGTCTGCAAACAGGGCTTTTGGTTGCATTTCTTCAACTTTTTCCTGCAATTCTTGACGTTTTTGGCGTTCGGTTTTAAGGTCGGTTGCTAAGCGAATTATTGTATCGGGGTCTGCTAAAACTTCTTCTATTTTGCTTGGCGTTAGGTAGCCGCCGTGCTTGCGGATTTGGGGCAGGACCTCCGAAGTTACCCACCGTTTGAAGTCTTTTGCTTTTGATAGTTTGCTTGACATTATTAGCGAATATAATCCGCTTTCGTTCATAATTGGGGTGTTCTGCATTCTACCGATGGAGTCCTGAATTGGGACTTCATCTCTATCCTCCATATCTACGTGATCTAATATAGCTTTTGTGGGTCTTTCATACCCCAAAATCTCTGCCACGTCTTTTCCTACAAACCACGGCTCGCCGTTGATTTCTACCGTGCGTATTTTGCCAAAATTGGCATTTTCATAGGTTGTTAAATTATTCATGTTCAGTCTCCTTTTCTGTCAGCAAGTGTTTGACAAGCTGCTCCAAAGTTTTAATGCGTGCATCGACTGTTGTGCTGGATTCTTCATCTTTGCCAGGCACATTTACAAATGAGTAGGTAGTAGGAGTAACGTGTGCTACTGGCAACCGTCCGTTTTTTATAGTGTCGCAAATCGCTCCCCTAAACCATTCCGCCTGGCCCACTCCATTGTCGGATAAAAAAGTTTTTAATTCACTCAACAATTCTTTTTCAATGTGAAATTTAATTTGAGTGTATTTTTTGCTAGATAATTCGTGTTCTCTTGCATAATTTCTCGTTTTTGCTGCGGATTCTTCGATTGCAAGCTGCTCTGCGTTTAATGTGGCTTTGCCTGTTATTGTTTCGTACATTTTAGCTATATTTTTGTAGTGTTTTTGGTAGTCGGAGGGTCTTTTTTGTAAAGCGATTGAAAGCCCTTCAAAGTTTACCAGCACCATATCGGGAAAAGTTTGTGTATAATAACCTCTTGCATCAATCCGCACTTTGCGGCGATTGTTGGTTTTGCGTAATGGATAGTTAAAATGATGATTTTCCATGTTAAGTGCCAAAACCAAATCTCTTTGCACAAACCATGGTTCTCCGTCAATTATCACATATCTGATATTTTTACCTTGCGTTAATGTATATATTTTGGGACGATATGTGATTTGGGTCTTTTGTTGTTCTAATAGGCTTTGCAAGCCTTTTTCAAATTCTAAATCTATTGCATTTGTCATTTCGCATTCTCCTGTTTCTGGCGGTTTATCTAAACAATCTGCTATAAAGTTGCAAATTAGCTTATTTACCGTTATTTTGTTATCAGCTGCATATTGCTTTATTAGCTGTTCCTGTGCTTTGGGTATGTAGGTAACAACCCTGTAATAAGTTTTTTCAGCGTACTTTTGGTTCGCCTTTATTCTTGCTTTGCTGTTTTTTGCCATTTTGTTTCCTCCTTAGTTTGTTTTATCGTTGTTTCCACTAACCAAATCGCACATCTTGTCAATTTCGCTTGGTGTACACCTTAGCAGTGATTTAAGACTGTTTATTTTGTCATCTTGAATCAGAGCGTGCAGTTTGTACATTTCGTTTGCCGAGAATATTGTAAATTCGTTGAGAAAGTCTAAATTGTAGCCCATTGCATCGAAAACCATAGCTCTTATTTGTCTTATTAGCATGTCAAGGTCGAAAAATTTTTGTTTATATTCATACAGTTCTGCTATAAGTTGTGCATTTTCTTTTAATAATTCATGTTTTGTCATATTTTCGACTGCTTTGGAGGATTTTTCATCGCATTAGCAATATCCGTGTAAGCAACAAGCCGAACATAAAGCTGAATAGGAGTATTATTTCTCTGGCGGCGTTGCCACTGGATGGTTCGCAAATTATTGAAATTATTGTTATTATCGTTACTAATACAAGAATTACGTAAGTTAGCCTGTTTAGTGGGTCTTTTGGCGGTTTTGGCTGCTTGTTAGTGGTTATCTGCATATTAGTGTTTATTTGTATTTTCATTTTTTATGCTCCTTTACAGGGATTATAGCGTTTAATGCCCATTTAATGAACAGCACTAGATATTTAATTAGTGCTATAGGCAAAACAAACGCCCATGAACTTAAAACTAGGGCAAGCAACATTTTGTCATCTTCATTTTCGGTTAGCCCTATTGCAATCATGTTAAATAACTGTATTGCAACTATTGTTGCGATTATGGTTGGTATCATGGGGTTTTCTCCTTTCGACTTTCTAGCCATTCTCTATATTTTTTTAATTTTTCTGGTTCGCTCCCTTTTTTCCAAAATTTGTACCATTCGCATAGCCTGTTAAATTCTTCTGCTGCATACTGAAAACTTCTTTACAAAAATCGGTGTTATACCCCAACGCATCGAGCGTGTAATCGCATACTTCCCTTAGCTGCAATTTTATATCATAGTATTCGTTTCGCAAATGCTTACATTCTCGCTTTAGGTAGTTTATTTCTGTTCCCAAATCGAAATCGTGAAGTTCATTTTTTGCCATTTTACGTTGCAACTCTTTTTGCCCGTCTGCCTGGCGGGCAGGTTGCTTACGTTTTGTTGATTTTTCGTTATCATTCTTTTTGTCCTTTCTAAATTCGTGGTATTTATTTTATTTATTGCCTATCTTGGCAAGTTTTACTGCAATATCCGCGTCGTCTGCCGCCGCAACGTGGATTTTTACAAGCAGCAAATTCAATTTTAATAAGTCCGTCAAGAATCGGCTTTTGCGGAATTTCATTGTACAAAGCGGTAGTTTTAAGTGATGCAGTTTCGATTGCTTGTTCAAAAGGTTCTTCGTGGGGCAAAATGCTTGTTTCAGTTGGCTTTGATTTAGGATAATTTATCAAGTTTGTTAAATCTACTGGCAAGGATTTAGACTGTTTTGCTAGCTTTTTGCGTTTATGTTTATTATGTCTGTGTTTTTTTGGCATTTCTAGTCCCCCGCTTTCTGTTTTAGGCTTGCCCAGTCATTGCAAGCGGATTTTTCGTTAAGTGCATCGATAGCGTTAAACTTTTTGTGCAGTTTGCAGAAGTTTGCCCAGTATCTGTATTCGTATTCGTAATGCTTGCAATTATCGCAACAATGGTGCTTTTCTTCTGGAATATATGGTTCTTTACTCATGTTAATACCTCTATTAGTTCTATTTGCCCTGTAATCGGCAGGAATTTTTTTGTTTTCCAGTTGTTGCCTGCCTGTCGGCAGACAGGCGAATGTGATGTTACCTACTGTAGTGCGAATGTTGCCGTATTTGCTGCTTTTGTTGCTAATCCAACTCATAATACCTCCTATAAATTTAACGCTTCAAAGAAGTCAGCTTCTTTTCGCTTAGATTGTGCTATTCTGTAGCTTGGGATATTTAGCTTTATTGTTGAACACATCTCGGAAATTCGGTTGTATATGCGTTCGTCATCGTCGATTAGATTGGTTTTTTGGTCGATAGTTTTTAGGTTGTTACGCAATTTTGCATCGACTAGGTTTGTGGTTATAATAAGCGGCTTTTTTGCACGATAGCGTGTATCAATTAGGCTTAAAATTTGCGAATATGCGTATGCGTTTTTGCTTTCTGTGCCTAGTTCGTCAATCACTAGCAAATCGGCGTGTTTTGCGTATT